ATGGCAAAACGAAAGAAAAACGCCGACATCCCAGGTTCGATCTACAGGAACGGTAGTCGGTACTGGTGGAAAGTCCAACTGCCGGGAGAGGACAAAGTGACATCCCGTCCGCTCAAGCCTCTCGGCTCGTCAATGGCTACAAAAGACTACAATGTCGCCGTAGAATGTGCCAAAATCCTGCTGTCCAAAGCAGTCTTTTGTTCCAAACAGGATGCAACGGAAAGAATCGAAACCATTGCCGAATTGTGCAAAGTCTATATGGTCTATGTCCGTCAGTACTATATGACAGAAGACGGGACACCAGGTAAAGAGGCCAAACAGATCGAGTATTCCGTTGCACCGCTGGTTGATCATTACGGCAGCATGGTCATAGAGGAGTTTGGGCCGTTGAAACTGATTGAACTGCGAGAGTGCATGGTTAAGCTGGGCTGGTGCAGAACGCTGATTAATCAGCGGGTTGGAAGGCTTAAACGGATGTTCAAATGGGCTGTCAGCCGGGAGATTACCTCGTCCGTCTTATACCATGCCCTGTCGTCTATCGAAGGGCTTCGTAAAGGTCGCACGACCGCCAAAGAAAATATGCCGATCAAACCCGTCAGCGAAGATCATGTCTATAAATCGCTGGACTACATGACGCCAGTGGTAGCGACAATGGTTGAATTGCAGCTTCTGACCGGCATGAGACCGGGAGAACTTGTGATCATGCGGCCCTGTGATATTGACAGAAGCGGAGAAATCTGGCACTACTGCCCCCATAGCCACAAGACGCAATATCGGGGCAAGGACCGGATTATTTCCATTGGCCCCAGAGGGCAACAGCTTTTACGGCCTTACCTGCTCAGAGATCTTCAGGCATATTGTTTCTCCCCCAGAGAATCCGAGAGGCAGCGGCTTTCTAAGCTCCACGAAAAGCGAAAAATACCCCTGCAATATGGAAATAAACCGGGAACTAACCGGAAGGACGCTCCCCAAGTGCAACCAGGTGAGTGTTTTACAAGCGGAACATATGGCAATTCTGTTAGAAAGGCAGTGAAGGCTGCAAGAATCGCTATAAAATCATTAGGACAGAATCCTGACACCGAACTGCCCATGTGGACTCCATACCAGCTACGTCATACGGCAGCTACAAAGGCAAGAAAGATTTTCAATTATGAAACGGCAGGCGCTCTCCTTGGACATAGCAATCTGAGTGCAACAGCCATCTATGCAGAGCGCAACCAGGGATTGGCAGATGAGGCGGCCAGAAAATTTGGGTAATTGCGGCGTAATTTACATCCAAAAAATAGCTTGACATAATGCAAACATTTTCTCTATCATAATTACAAACTAAATATTGAAAAGTCCACTGGACTTATACGTTCTCGCTGAAACCGGCAAAGTTTTTATCCAGAGACGTGAAGACAGTGCCCCAACACGGGCACTGCTGTCATGTTCTGGACGGGCCTTGCCGGGCCTCAGCGGGGCATGTGGCAGTGCCTCTTCATTTCTCCTGAATGCACTTCCCACTGTTTAAATTAAACGTGAAAATCTTCTGCCGCTATTGTGCGGTCGCCGGGCTGTTCTTGTACTTATTAGTTCAGTCCGGCATTTCTTGAAACTGAATTGAGCCGGGCTGTTTGGAAAAGAATCGGTGAAGGGATTCATTCAGCCCGGTTTTTCTGGAATACAATGAAAAGTTCAGAAATCTTATCAATCCATGTGGCACCAAACCACTCTTTAATTAATTACAGTAGTTTTGAAACGGAGGTGTTTATGAGTGTATGATGAAAAGAAATCGGTTTTCTTTCGTTACATCTGGTGGCCTTGCATCGTGAGAAGGGTGTTTATTAGATCAATTCACTTCATTCAAGGGAGAACGACTATGGGAATTTCTAAATCTAAGTTTTGGTTTTTGGGGGCATTTGTTTTTGTGATGCTTGTCTGTCCTCACAGCTTTGCGGTAACGGATATATTGTTCCTGGTAGATAGCACAGGCAGTATGAACGGTCTCAGTACCTTCCAAACAGCTTTCAAAGACATTATTACGGCCATTGAGACAGATTCCTGTCCCGAAAGCATTATGTACGCTGTTGCCGACCATAGAAATTATACTGACGGCCTCAACTATACTGCATACGGCGTGAACCTGGTTCAGCCATTCACATCGAGCATTCAAGATGCGAAAGACGCAATAGACGATCTTACTGCCGGTGGTGGTGTGGACGCGCCCGAAAGCCAACTGAAAGCAATGATCAGTATCGCAGATAACTGGCTCACAAGTACCGGCGATCTTGGGTTTAATGGTCGCCCCGGCGCTCAAAGAATTCTGATTTGGGCCGGTGATGCTCCCGGTCATATTGCAACTGACGAATCAGGTTCAAGCGGGTCTCCTCCGTCCGGCTATTATCCAACCCTCGATGCTGTTATCGACGCATTAACGGCTCAAGGTATTACAGTTTTTGCTCTCAACGCAATGGACAACAGCAATGGATTGAATGAACCTTATGATGGTATAAACGATCAAGTACCGCCCGCACGCCAGCAGGCAAGTGAAATTACGACAGAAACGGGAGGTCAACTTTTTAACAGCGTAAGTTCAGCCACTGCTGCAATTAAAGAGGCAATCATCGACAAGATAATATGCTTTGAGTTCGTAAAAGATGACGATCTCGACGACGAGAACCCGGATGACTGCCGTTCAAGCGGTCAGGAGATCGAATATGTGATTTCGTGGACGAATACCACCGGCCAAGCTTTGACAGACGCTTGGATTCTGGACCGTCTTCCGACGGGCGTTAGCTATCCAGTTTCGTACACCCTGGATCCCAATACATGGGAAATGATAGCGTCGGATTTGTCCTACGACCCTGAAACCCATGAATATGTCTGGTATATCGGGCAGATTCCAGCGGATGCGTCAGGTTCGGTATCGCTCACGGTGATCGTAAACTCTAACGCAGTCCCAGGAATGAACTTAATTAATACTGCGGAACTGTATGATGGCGAAACTTTGATTACTACTGCTGTCAAAGAAACGTTAGTATGCTGCCCCGAAAATCCGCCTTCGACCATCTACGTGGATAAATTTGCCACTGGTGCGAATTCAGGTCTTGATTGGCAAAATGCCTATAATTCGCTGGATGACGCCCTTACTCAGGCAAGGGAATCCGTCTGTGTCACGAATTTTACGATTCTGATTGCACAAGGAACGTATGCGCCGCAAAATGCCACAAATGGGTTCGTTTTGCCGAACGGATGCAGCGTTTTCGGTGGATACTCGACAGGTGGAAGTAGTAATGCGAATCCTAAGAAACATGAAACAATTCTGACAGGCCTGATTGATGAAGATGAATTTCCCGATGCCAGAATTGTTGTTTCAATGGGTGACGGGAGTATGCTTGACGGCGTAACCGTAACAAAAGCTAAACTGTCGGGCTATGGCGTGTATGGCAACGGAGTCAGTTTTTCTCTGTCGCATTGCGTCGTCAAAGATAACTTTGGCTATGGAATTTACAGTAAGAATTGCGACACAGAAATCCGCTGGACAACCATAAATGGTAACGGTACGACAGGCCTACATCATGAAGGTGAGGGTTACGATTTGAAAGTCGATACATCGTGGCTCCTTCGGAATGGTGCTTACGGAATTCGCTGCGTAGGCTCAACTCCCACAATCAGGAGTTCGATTGTCAGCGAATCCTCGATGAGAGAACTGGGACGAGAAGCTATTAATATACAGAATCCGAAACATCAGCCGAAGCTTTACAATCTGACGGTGGCGAACAATCGAGCAGCCGGGCTGCATTTTGAAGATGATGGAGACGCAGACGGTGACCCGAACAATCTGGACTACCCGGATTTACAAAATTCGATCCTGTTTTTTAACGGAGACGACAGTCAGATTAGCGGCTTCAATCCTGACCTGTATGCTAATTTCTGCTGCATCGAAGATTGTAACACTCTTGGTACAACGAATTTCCCAGATTCACCGGGTTTTGCGTACCAAATACTCGATCCGAACGGAGTGCCGAGCGGACTTCCTGACCCCAACAACTACCATTTGGCTCCAAACAGCGTTTGCATTGACCGGGTTCCGGTTAATCCTGCAATGGGATACGAATTCCAGACAGATTACGATGGCGAGTTGCGGCTGTTCGGTGACTATGTGGATGTCGGCGCGGATGAGGTCTACAACTGCTACGATGAGTATGTATCCGAGGCAGATGTGCATAATGACCTTGACTGGGATGCGGACGGAATTGTCAATCTGGTGGAATTCAATGCGTTTTCTCGCGCCTGGCTCAGCCGTTCACCGGATGAATATACTGATCCCAACCTGATCGACCCGAACGCGATTGCAAACTGGAACCCCAAATGTAACCTGGCGGACACAGGAACCAGTCAGTATGTTATTGATCTGGCAGATTTGATGAACTTCGTGGAAGATACACCCTGGCTCTGGATCGCCTGCTGGAAAGTCGAAGAGATTAACGTCATGACAACGATGATGGCGGGCGGCGAAACGCAAATGCAGAGCATTGAAGCCGGATTAATGGAAACCGAAGCATTGCAGGCGGTTTGCGAACCGGAAATAATTCAGCCGGAGCCTACGGTTGAAGAGCAGATTTTCCAATTGCAGGATGCAATCGCCTTTTTGGAGCAAATCTGGCTTGAGGAGCCGGACTTGCAGCAGCAAATCAGTGCTGAGGACTGGCAGGCATTTCTGGATGCAATTTACCAGAATCTTGTCGATTTACAGACTGGAACCATCCAGTTAGAGTAAATACTTGACTTCACGACATGAAAAGTGTATAATTATGGCCGTGTACAGGATAAACCTGTATGCGGCCATAACCTAAGATGGAGAGTATGATGAAAAGAATACTTGCGTTACTTTGGCTGCTTACCACGCCTTCGGCGCTGTCATTAGCCGGAACGACCTACATCAATGCCGGTGAGTATAAATCGAATATTCAACTCTGGAATACTGACAAACTCATTGTCAATGGTGGAGGGAGTAACATCGTTGAAGCGTGGGATTCAAGCAGCGTTGAAATATACTCCACCTCGCTGCCGCTGCAATTGCATAAAGGCGGCGTCTATGATGTCTATTTGTACAACAACAGCACGCTTCTGTTCAGCGGCGGCGCAGCAGAAGCCATAGTAGTCGGCGACAAAGCGAATGCGCTGCTTACAGGCGGAACTATCAATTACATTACCGTTTATCGTGGTCCGGGGGATTCCAGTCTTGTGACCATTGACTGTAAGAATGGATGGCAATGGCTTTATACGGCAGGCAAAGTTTCCGGCATTACAGGCACATGGCACAACGGAACACCGTTCCAGATTGCGTTTGGAAACCCCCTTGCGCCATACCCGCCAACAGCAAATTTTGTTAACGTCATCCCAGAGCCGGCCTCAATGATACTGTTTGGCTTGGGCGTTTTATTCATGCGACGGAATAAATAAGAAGGAGAGCTTTTTATGGAAAAGTATTTGCTTTTATTCCTTTGTTTAGTTGGCTTCTGCGGAACATCCGCATCGGCTGATTTTGATTACACTATTTCCAGTACGTACTATAATGGTACATTGACATTGAACAGCAAATCCCTGCTCGTGACCGGAACCGGCATCAAAGAAATTGTCGCCAATGGGACAAGTTTTGTCGCAGTACAAAACACATTGCCACTACAAACGAATGTTGGTGGAATCGGAACCATTAAACTTTACAATGATTCTTCAGCAACACTCTCTGGTGGTGAAGTAAGCCGCATTGATCTGAGTAATAATTCTGCATTAACTGTTTCGGGCGGTAAAGTATCTGACATGATTTTCACTGCTCATAATAATTTAGTCAATGTCGGAGGGGGAGTAATTAACAGAATCTATCTTAATGGTTCCGCCAAAGCAGTACTTACAGGTGGAGACATAAGCACACTTCAAATCGGACTGAACATCTCGTCAACAACACCTCCAACCTATACTATATACTGCAATTTGGATAGTTTGAATCGCACGTATTCTAATGGCGTGCTCTCACGTATTGAAGGTAACTGGCTGGATGGTTCCGATTTCGATATAGAGATAGCAAGTCGCTTAGGAAATCCTACCAGCAGTTTTATTCAATTCATACCCGAACCTGCAACGATGTTACTGCTTGGTTTGGGCGGCCTTCTGATTCGACGTAAGATTCGTTGAATTATATGCTAATATAACTCCTTCTGCCGTCTATGGGATAGCCCTGGGGACATCACCTGTCCCTCCTCCTTCTGCCCATAGACGGTTTTTTTATGCAGCCTTGTTGTATCGCTGCAAGAGCAGTTTAGCTTGCTTAGTCATCGCTTGCTTTAGCCGTTCGATTTTATCCTGGTTCGGATTGGGTTTTGCGGATTCGGTTTTGATTTCTTTCCAAAGTTTTTCGATTTGCAGCATCGCATTGTGTATGGGCTTCAGTTTCGCAATCTCCCGCTGAAGCTGCCGGTACTCTGCCCCGAAGACCTTGCGTTTTTCCATGTCTTTCAATTGGGCTTTCAGGGAATCATACTGCCGATCAAGGTCTGACAGGGTTTGTACGGACTGCGACTGCCAGCCGGTGGACTTTCGGTCGATAAGCCTGCCGACAATGGGTAAATCCGCCGCTTCGCTGAAAGGCTGCTTGCCCCTGATCTTTTCAGCCACCTTTACCGCATCATCCATCTGCCGAGTAAAGATATTCTGTACAGCATAGCGTACCTTAATCGGGCTGACCTTTAGCCCTCTGCCGATCCTGTTATAAATCTCCGGCATGTTCGGCCAGGTCTTCAGTTCAGGATTGTACGGGTAGGCCGCTTCCATCCAGACAGGCACGATAACGTCATCATAGAAGAAACTGTGATTTAGCCAAAGCTCCGCACCGGTCTTAATGTATGGGTTCAGGATGTCGGTGATCCCCGGCAGGTCTCTTGCTCGTGCGAGCAGCGTCTGCGCCCGCTTTTCGGCGGAGATAGGATCATCCAGAAGCCACTGTTCGACCGAGTTCCAGCCGTAAGAGCAGGCTGCACCAATCAGACCATAATCAAACGGCAGGCGGATTTTGCCCGCTACTGCCATGTAGGACAGGCGGTTTTCATCGGGGCGTTCCCGCATTTGCTCCAGGACGGCCTCCCTGTCATCATCATCGGGATTGATAGCACGGATAATCAAGTAGTTGATAGCGGCGCCAATCGCCCCCCACATCATCAGAGCAGGCATTTTAGCGGCGATATTGAACGCACGCGCCGCAGGATCGGGATCGGTTACCCGCTGCATCTGTCCCCACATAATCCGCAGCGCCGGATTCAGGAATCCCGCTGCTTTTACCATCGAGGCTATATTGGCAGAGCCAGGCTTTCCACCGAAATCTCCGGTTATATAGTCATATTCGACCTGGGCCGCTTCGGGGCTTGCACCTTTCTTCATGGCGGAGATATACGCGCCCTCACGAGGCAGTTCTTCTCCGATCTGGCTGAGCCACCTGCCGCCGCTTGTCCAATTGAATATGTCAACCGGCTTCATCAGGACACTCATAATCTGCCCAGGCAATGCGGCGGCTTTGTCGCCAATCGTCAAGTCTTGATAGCCGGTCTGGATAATGCCATCTTTGAGCATTTCCTTAAAGGAACCGACAATGCCCTGGTGAGCGTCTTTAGTGGTGTGGTCAAGGGACTTGCTTAACAGTTCCGACTGACTGACCGCATCGGCATTGATGTTATTGCCCTTGAGCCTGTTAATCAGACCGCATCCGGCATAATAATACGGAATCAGAGACTTCCAACCGTCTTTCCCCATAAATCCCGCATTGGCCGGGTCACGGCTCAGTGAATTAGCCAGGGCAAAGCCGATATTCTGTGTCAAAGCCCTGCGCCAAGGGGCAATCATGCCGGTCATGGCTTTAGAAATCCAGCCAAAATACTTAGACGGATTATTGCCGCGCGATAGCATCTCAAACAAAAGCGGGTCTGTCACCTGGTAGTACCGGCGTTTTCCATTCCTGAACACCGATACGACGTGAACGGCCTTCGGTTTGGCAGTCCGCCACAGTTTCCGGCCCGGATTGGTAATTTCCACATCATCGGGTTCCACCGCCTGTCCGGATACCTGCAACTCAAAGATGCTCATGCCCATTTCTTCGGAAAGCTGCTTGTTGAGGTAATCGGCGATGATCTGCGCCTGCTCGGAATCCTTCATTACGGCGGCCATTTTTGTATCCAGACGTAACGGCAGCATGATCCGGCTTGCCGCTTTGCGGATTTCAAACGGCAGTTCCTTCATATTGTTGATCTTCTTGCCGAATTCGATCATCGACCCCATGAGCCGGTTCGTATAGTACGCCTCCAGTGCCATGCGGGTACGGGTCTCGACGGCCTCATCAAGCGTCCTAAACGGCAGACCTGAACCGAACGCCGCTCGAACACCGCTGTCCGGGTCAACACCGCCTCCGCTGCGTTTGGATACCCTGTCTTCAATCTGACGAGGCAGCGGCCAGTAGTCCTCCCAGGCAAGTTTGATCTTAACCGCTTCCTCCGCCGTATGTTCGCCGGAAAGAACCGACACAAGCAGAAGCTGATCCATGTATTTCTGTATCTGCTTAAAATGCCCGTCCCATAGCGGGTGTTTTGCCGTCTGCTGGTTTAACCAGCCTTCCAGCATGATCGGGTCGAGACCGTCGAACATGCCGGGATACTCGTGTTTTTTCTTGTGATAGCGTTCCAGGGCGGCACGGTATTGACCGTACAGACAGAACGTTTCCCAATTGGCAAGACCGACCTCATGTTTTATCTTGCTGATAGATTTATCCGATAAATACAACCAATGACCATGTTTGACGGATGCTTCGGGGACTTCAAATCCGGCTTTTTTCAGAAGCTGAACATCCTTATCGGTCAGTTCCTCAAAGCCCTTGCCGGTTGCGTAAACACGGATACCCTCACGGCCTTTGCGGATACCATACAAGGCACGCTGGACTTCCTGCCGCAGATGGATCATTGTCTGATAGGCCGATACAACATCGGCTTTGGTTTTGGCGATCTCCTGCCGGAACTGCCGGGCCAGTTTCAGGCGGGATTTATAGGCATTATTCAGAATAGATTTTATCACACCGACAGCGCCGGTGACATCCAGAGTGGATAATCTGCTGTCGCCTGCCATTTTCAAAAACGTGCTGCGCATCAGCCGGTGAATCACCGCCGAACCGCCCAACAAGGCATAAAGACCCTTGTACGCAAGATCAGTAAGCGATTCAACAAACGGCTTTCCGGCGGGCGTATCCTGCTGAATTGCTTTTAACTGGTCTAAAATGGGCTTTGAACGGTGCAGATTGTAGGCTTTTCGGGCATCGTTTAAGCCATCCAGAATATCAGGGGCATTTTCCTTAAGTACCTTTTCAAATCCGCCGGCCAGCTTGTTCGGGATTTCATCCGGGTTGGTAACATAACACCGGACCACTTCGGCAAAGCCTTCCTCTGCCGTTTTGGCCGAGGCCATAGAGCCATCCCGCTTGGCAAAAGCAACAAGATCATCGCTGATTTTATCATTCCAGCCTTTTTTCTGATCGGACAATAGCTGCGATAAAGCGTGTCCGGCCTCGTGGAAATTAAGCTGCCACATCCCGCTTCGGCTGCGGATGATATGGCCGTAACCAGAATAATGCGCAGGATTTCGGTTGGAGGTCTGACTTTTGCCGACAAGCATCTTTGCCCGCACAAGGTCATTTACAAACTCAACAATTGTTCGGGGGCCTTTAGTGTTATCAGTACTGATCTTTTTTATCAGCTTTTTGCCGCCCTCTGTGCGTGCCTGCGTATCTGCTTTGGATTGTTTGGCGGCGGCGGTCTGAGCCTGCGGCTTTTTGACACTATGGCGCTTTTCATCACTTTCCCCAACCAGGTCACGATTGATTTCAGATAGCCGGGTCTGTGCCGCCTGAAGCTGATCCTCCTTATCATAGGGTTTTTCAATGATCGCTTCCAGTTCCTTAATATTGTCCGTCAGGTATTTAACCCTGTTCTGGCTGGTCTCAAGGTCTCTGGCGGCATTTTTCGGGATATTGGACAGAGCCATCAGTATCCCGCTTCCGGTATGCGCATCACTGTGATAAATGTCCGTTCCATCAAGACTGATTTTTGTACTGATTTCGGTCTTCCAGTCGAACGACAGGCCGCCGCCGGTTCCTTCAGCGGCAACCTTATAGACGCCCATCGCCATTAGAACATCAAGGCCGTTGATGTTCTCCTTCAGAACCATGTTCTTTTCCGTCAGCGGCGCAAGTCCCCTCGGATGGAATGGTTCAATAATTGACTTCTTTGTGTCATTGAGTATCTTCTCCGTACGTTTGTCGATCTGTTCCTGCAATTTGGCGGTCAGGTCTTTCTTATCGATGGCTTTTTGATTGATTGTCCACTTTTCACCGTCAATCAGTGTTTCAATCCGCTCCAGTCGTTCTTTTCGGGCGGGGATTGTCTTATCGACAAGTTCTCCGATCTCCTTTTGGCTCTTGAATTTGCTGTCGCGGCTTCTGGCAACCGAATCGGCGTGCGCATCTTTTTCCATCCGCAATTGACGCAGCGTATTTTCCAGTTCGATCTTTTCAAAGATGCGGGGATCGCCGGAAAGCGAGGCCATCTGCTCTTCGGCTGAAATAATCAGCGCGCCTGCCGGGTCTTCAAACTCTCTGGATGAAACCTGTCCGCTCAAAACCTGCCAGATGAATTTAGCCTTGCGGACAATCTTGGCGTAAATGGCCGCATCGAGCGTATTTTCCATACCGTAAGCAAGCTCTTCGACATATTCATTCTCGTTCCCATAGCGAAGCAGCCGCCCCTGCCGCTGTTCCAGGTCTGCCGGAAGCCAGGGCGTATCCAGATGGTGAATCGCATAGAGTTTCTTTTGGACGTTGACGCCAATCCCCATCGCGGCGGTGCTGCCGATCAGGACGCGAACCTCGCCGCGATTAACACGCTCGAATAATGCCTCTCGCTGGCTTGTACTCTTATAATCCTTAACAATGGCGATTTCATGTTCAGATACACCTTGCTCAATCAGCTTGCGTTTAATGTCCTTATACAGGAACATATCCTCTATAACCGCCGCTTCGGAATCCTCCTCAATATCCAGTTCTACCATTGCCCCCGACACAAACCGTGTCAGGTTAGACATATTGACGTGATTAAAAGAGTCGCAGAAAATAAGCTGAGCCGATTTATTTTCATCAGTTTTCTTGTAAATATCAGTCGCCCGCTTTACCAGCGTGTTAACCTTGCTGCCGGGATCGTCCTTTGCCTGGGGATAGACCAGGCGAATATCCAAAGCGGCTGCTTTGGCGGCATTGTAGGTAACAACCGGAACCCAGCTATACGCCTGCTTTTCCTTGCCGGTGAGGCTCTCATAGCGGTCATAGACCTGCTTCAAGAACTGGTTAAAGGATTTAACTGCCGGTGACAAGGGAACCGAGACGGATTCGGTCTTGCCGCCTTTAAGTTCCGGCAGCTTTTTACCAAGTTTTTCAAGTTCAGCCGCCAGGTTATCGCGCGTCAGAACATCCCAGGCCGACTGGATCAGGCGGGACAGTTCCGGCCCATTGGCGAATTTTGAAAGCACCTGCCGCTGCACCCACCGCTGGCCCGCATTCATTTCGATAGTCGGCAGGATTTGTGCAAATGCCGCTACAAAGCGGTCAAACGTGGTTACATTGAATTCTTCGAGCAGTTGCGGCGTAGACAGATTCAGCATATGCCATGCTTCACCAAGCGTATTTGTAACAGGCGTTCCCGTCGCCAGAATAACACCTTTGCCGCCGTTCTTTTCCTGAACATGCCGGGTTTTAAGGAAGAGTCCTGCCGCCTTCTGGCTGGGACTGTTATCAATCCCTTTGATGCTGGTCAGTTTTGTCGTAAAGGGAGGCTTTTTATAGGCGTGCGCTTCGTCGATAAACATCACGTCAATACCAAGCTGCTCAAACGTCAGGACATCATCCTGCCGGGCGGCCAATTTATCGCGCAGACCTTTAAGCCGCTTTTCAAGCGATTTTAGCTTACGCTGAATGGCCTTGACCGATGGTCCCTGCTTCCCCTCGGATTCAGAGACCTGATAGAGGCTTTCCCGCAATTCCTCCATCTGGTCCTCCATATACTGTCTTTCCCGCTGCGGATCGTCGGGGATCAGGTCAAAACTGCTCTGCGCCATGATGATGGCGTCGTAGTCGCCGGAGGCAATCCTGCCCATAAAGACCTTGCGTTTTTTGGCTTCCAGGTCTTCAGGAGTAGCCACAAGGATATTGGCGGTCGGGTACATCGCGCGAAACTGCGCCGGAAACTGCCCCAATGTTGAGTTTTGAACCACAATCAGAGGCTTTTTGGCAAGGCCAAGCCGCCGCATTTCCATCGCGGTAGCCGCCATCGCAAGGGTTTTACCGGCCCCGACACAATGCGCGATCATGCCGCATCTGTCCTGAAGCATACGCCAGATGACGCTTTTTTGATAATCCCGCAACTGAAAGACATTGCTCGATCCGGGCAGTTCCAGATGCTGACCATTGTATTTCGGCGTGACATAGAAATTAAAATGCTCGTTATACTCCTCCTGCAACTTCAGGGAGTAGTCTTCATGCCGGTTGACCCAGTTGGTAAACTCCTGCTGGAGCTTCTCCACAACCATCTGTGCGGCAAGGGTCTCTTTCTGATTAAAGAGGGTGCGCTCGGTATCACCATCCTTAATCTTGTCGGTGACCCTGATCTGCCGCATGTTCAGGGCTTTTTCAAGCAGTTCATGGCCATAAAAACGTTTTGTGCCAAATGTTTCGGTGTTACGGGCATTGCCGAAGAATGTACTCGAAATAACCGTCCATTCATCGAGAGCGCCAATGTATTTGACCTGTCCGCGCGGACATTGCAAAATATCACGGGCAAACTCCTGAATGATCTCCTGCGGTATCCAGGTTGCACCAAGACGAAAGTGAATGTCTTTAATGCCGACCGTATCGGGCTGAATAGCCTTTAATGCCTTGACATGCTTATCAAATCGCTTGTCGCTTTCGGCGGCCTGCTGTGCAATACGCAGCTTATCACGGACATTTCCGCTTAAATACCGCTCCGCCGTTTCCCAAAGACCTGTCGCAGGATTATCATAGGCGATTGCCCCCTCAAGAAGCTCCTTTTGGATCTGTTCAGGTGTCCTGCCGGTCAGTTGAGCAAGATAGGGTATATCGACCTTCCCCCGGTAACACAAGGATACGCGCAAGGCGTCCGTCAGGGTTTCGGCATGTGTCGGAGGACGCACCGGCTCAATCGTTCGCTTGGTAAAGACCGCCGCTTTCTCAAAGTGTGTTGTTTCCTTACCGGTCTTTGGGTCGGTGGTGCTGACCGAATCTTCCAGTGAAGCGACCAGGTAATAGCCCGGATCGAACGAAAACTTGCTGGTTTTTTTATCGTTGACATAACCGTACTTTGCAATGTACTGGTCATAGACATTATTAAGCTTTTTCTGGGACTCGATGATCTGTTCGTCAGTAGCATCTTCCTGAAGCATCGTCTGCAAATGCTGCTGATAGGTATCGCGTAGTTTGACAAACCCGACAGCCTGCTTCTTCATCGCAGCAGAAGCGAGCTTGTCGGTAATCTCGGAAACGGGAACCAACGCGCCGTTTTTAACGCCAAGGAGCTTGCCGTTCTGGAATACAAGGGAATTTTCTTTTAGCCCCTCAATCGAACCGATCTGCTCAAAATCGACATCAGTACCGCCCTCGGATAAGATGTTCTCCGGCAATGCGGCAATCGCTTCGTGAAGGGATTTAGCAAGCGGCTTTTGCAGCGGCTGTAGCGTAAACTCCTCGTTTCCTCCGTATAACGAACCTTCCATGCTCGGTTTACCCAACATCATATCGGGGTGAGCAATAAAATACTCGTTGATCGAAGCGACCTTGTGGTCAATAGTCTCGATTTCGCCCACCCGTGTCCAGTCATGACCGCCGATAGTCTCGGCCTGCGGCTTACGCAGGATAATAATATCCGTTGTAACCTCTGTCCCGGCGTTCTCCTTAAAGGCGGTATTGGGAAGCCGGACGGCGGCGACCAGTTCTGCCTTTGAAGCCAATAGCTTACGCTGGCTGATCGCCGAATCCATCGTGTGATGGGTCGTAATGGCAATGACCAACCCGCCGGGACGCAGCACGCCTATACTGCGCGCAAAGAAATAATTATGCAGGTTCAGATTTTGGCCGTAACGTTTCTTCGCATCCGCCGGACCTTCCTGGGCAAACGGAAAATTGGAAATCACCAGATCGACCGAATTGGGCGGCAGATTAACTTCCTCGAAGCCTTTGACAAACGTCTTGGCTTTAGGATAAAGCTGTGAAAGAATGCGCCCGCTGACCGAATCCAGTTCCACACCGATCAGCTTGGCACTGTTCGCTATACTTTCCGGCATCAGGCCAAAGAAATGCCCTACTCCAGCGCCTGGTTCGAGAACGGTTCCGCCCTTAAAGCCAAGCCTTTCGGCCATTTGCCACATAGATTCGATAATGCCGCGCTCGGTATAATGCGCGTTAAGTGTGGAAGCGGCGGCGGCGTTAAACTCCTGCTCGGTCAAAAGCTCCTTAAGCTGCTTATAGTACTTACCCCACTTTTTTTCCCAATTCTCGTCCCGATTGTACCGCCAATGGTATGGAGCTTCATTATTCTCATAGGCCAGCATCGCGCGGCCGTAGCCTTCATGAAAGACCTGCGAAAGATTCCCCCATCCGGTATACTGTGCTAAAATTCTCTGCTGCTCAGGATTTGCGGATTTGTTTTCAGCCTCAAGACTCTTTAGCAGCCTTATCGCCTCGATATTGGCCTTGACCTGTGTAATCGCACCGCCAGGAACGATCACGTCTCCTGGGCCAATGCGGTGATTTACTCGCTGTCCATCACTTCCTTCCTGAATTTTTCCAGCAGTTCCTCCGTCTGCGGGCTTAGTCGAAGATCGTCCAGATCGTAGTCCGGGTACTTTGGATTTTCCGGGGCGATGATCTGGCTGTGGACGATCTCCCTGATCACCTCGTTCGGCGTGTCCGGATTCTCCTGTCTCATCTGTACCCGTGCTTTGGCTGCCTGCTGAGCCGTCTCGGTCAGGTACTTCTCCAACTTGCCCGTCTTGAGAAGTCTGGCCAGTTTCTTTGGCCACTGCTCCTGAAGATGCCACAGGGCCGCCTGAAAGTCCTGAAAGTTTACCTGAGTCCAATCCACCATTGTCTGTCTCCTGTTCGTTTGTACCTAAAATACCATCAATTTCCGATTCCTTCAAGTCATCGACGTAATCGGCCTTATCCATCCCGGCCCGATAGTCCTCCATCCCCGGCATATTACGCGCTGCAAGATAGGCACTTTTCAGATAGGGCTTAAATGCCTGGCCCACATCCCCAACCACCGTTCGGGCAAACTGAGCAAATGTCCGTGCGCCGGCCTCGATATACAATGCCGCCATCTCCGCCGTAATCGTCAGCAGTTCCGGATCAAAGCCCATATTGACCTGATTGCGGAGTTTGTCCTGAAAACGCTTTTTGAGTTCGGCAAGGCGATCCTGCTTATCGGCGGAAAGATTTTCAGTAATGCTCTTTTTTTTCGGCGGAGTCGGAGTCTCCGGTTTCGGCTGCGGTTCGGGTGATTCCTCGATAGGCTTGACTCGACTGGCAGCGATTGTTTCCATTCGCCCAATCGGTATGCCGCCGCCGACAACCATCTCATGTTCCGGATCAGCCTTGATCCCGACATACTCCATACCGTCAATACTGCCGGTATGCGTTACTGTACCTGTAATGATCTTGCCGGACTTATCGGGATACTGTACCCTCTGACCTTCCTTAAACTTCGGGGCTGAGGCCTTTTTATCCTTTTTCGGAGACTCTTTAGGCTGGTGAGGTTGGGGCTGTTGTTCTTGAGGTACAGTCGGCCTGCGTTTGGAAATATATTTTTCCAGCGCATCGGCCAGCTTGTGCTTGCTTGTTCCATGTGGGGCCTCGATGATGATATAGTCGGTACTGATTTTCTTATTATTGATATACCCGCCGATGCTTGAACGGTATCCGCCCGATGCAAAGCCCGCTTGTCCCTGCTTTAATCTGCTTATGATCTGCTCGGCGGTATCTCCCTGCTGGATCATAGAATCGGTTCCGGCAGTGGCAATAACCCGCTCGATCAATTCTTCATCCGTAAATTCAGGTGAAATAGGCTTGGATTCCGATTGGGGCTTCTGCTGCATCTTCGCATAATCGGGATACCTGGGGCTGGGGCCGTTCCTGTCGAGACCCGCTTCAATGCTTTTGCGGACCTCATCAGCGGTACGTTTTGCCAACCGTTCACCTGCCGCTTCAATGGCCCTCTTTTTCTGTTTGTAATTGCCACTGACTGAAAGACCTGTGACAGCTTCATAGACATCCCAAATACCGTCTTTTTGTCCAACAAAAAACTCAAACCCATCCAGGTTTGGAAAACTGACTTTTTCAGCGTTGTCCATTTCGACGAATTGAGCGCCGTCATACGCATAGAACTTGTCACTTGCCGATGTTTTTTCCGCTATTGTCTCCGGTTGCGGCAGTTCTTCCTGAGTCGCTGGTTCTTCTGTGATCGGGGCTTCTTCCCGCGGCTGCGGCGATGCCTGGGGTTCTGGTTGCAGAGGCGGCACTTCTTCAGCCGTTTGCGGCGCAAACTGATCCTGCACATGAGCCGGTGTGTTTATGTTCTGCGGCTGTGTCAGCAATTCATGCCCGGCGGCAATCGCAGCCCTGCCAACACCGGGTACACTAAAGGCAAGCGCCTCAACTAATAACTGCTCGCCATCGGGAATTGACGCAACCAACCTGTCAAAGACGTTGCCGTCCTCTTGGCCAAAGTCCTCTATGTCGAATGTCGCGCGCAGCGTATCGCCAAGCCGTTCCTCCCCCATTTCCTCCAAAATCCCGTGAAAGCCGCCTTTTTCTGCAATGCGTTTGGCAAACGCAAGGCTGTCCCGACCCGGCGCGGCCTTGATCCAGGCTTTGCGAACTGAATTCATCAGCTTCGATGCGGACTTGTGAATGCCCTTCGGCATTAAGCCTTTTGCCATTGCCGCTATCCCTGCGCCGGATTCTTCGCTGAGAAGCTCGATAAAGTGATCTCCAATGGCTTTGTAAATCGCCGTTGCCGGAGCGTTCTTCGCATCACCGAGAATGATACGATTATTTTCATTCAGTCCAAACTCCGGCAGGCGGTTCTCAAAATATTTTTCGGCTACATGCTGCGGTGTAAGGGATGCACGTATCCCCGCCGAAACCATTGTCGAACCGATATTGGCGGCAATGCGGGCGGTTTGGTTGGACGTGTATTTTCGCGCCAGACTGAGAATCGACTTTTTAGCGCCTGCCTTTCCCAGAGAGGCAAGCCCGCCTGTGGCGATAAATTCAGCCATAAATGGCAGCATATCAAATACAACCGTTCCTACCTTCGCCGGAACAGTCAGTCCCCGTTCGGACAATTCGGCCTGTTCTTCCAGATACTCAACAATCCGCTCTTTATCCTCAAGCCGCTGATTCCAGCCTTTCTCCGTGCGCGGATAATCATCGAACTGAAACCGCTTTGTGGCATGATACAGTTGACCGGCCTGGATCATCGGTTTAATGCCCAATGTCGCACGGTCGGCAAATCCGCCCCAGCCGCCTTTTTGAATGTTCTCAACAAAGCCGATAGGCTTCGGTTCGGCCTCACTTTTACGCTGCGCAAGATCGCTTAGGAACATGTCCTGCCAGTTCGTCATTTCAAGTCTCCAAATAGGGATGTTGCTCTGCGTTGTGAATCAATGGCTCGATGCTGATTGGCTTTGGTCTGATCTATCCGGGCAGGCTGCGGGCGATTCGGAGCCTTGACATACTGCCAAAGGAATTCAGGGTTTTCGGCGCACTTCTGGGCAAATTGTTCCGCTGTTAACAATTTGTCCTGGTGCTCTTTCTGTTTCTGCTGATAATTTTTGTAATCCGCCGAAGAAATAACCTTTGCCACTGCCATACCAAACCGATCCCCGAACGGCTGTTTGTTTTGTTCAAGGTATTTTTCATAAGCCTTTGCACGCTGAGATTTGGTCAGTTCCTCCCATGTGGCGTGCGGGGTTGTGACCTCATGCTCAGGATCAGCCAGTGTGCTGTCGTTTCCCTTGATGTAAGGATCATTTTGATAGGCTTCTTCAATCTGATCCTGCGGCACACTGTCTGCGAATCGCTGTCGATACTGATTCAAATTATCCTTTTTGGCAAGCCAGTCCTTTTTGGTTACATCCTGTAACTGAACGGTTTTTTGTGGCTGCTGCATAAGTTGCTGGGCCATATAGTAAATATCAGTCGCTGGTAAGCCGGTCGCTTTGGCGGCGGCGTAGGTATCAGGACTCATAACGCTTTGCAAAATCGTATCGGCCATCGTTTCAGCGTTGCCGACAGGCTGCCCCGTGTTTTGTGGCTGCGGCATCAGGTCACCGAAGAATTGTTCTGCTATTTTGAGAGATTCTTCAAGCGACACAGGATTTTCGGATGTCTGGCTGCTGTCATAGACATCCTTTGCGTACTTGGCAATAGTTTCTCTTAACTTTAACTGGTTGGCAAAGGAGGTGCTGTCATCTGGCTTGACCAACACACTGACGTTGCCCTTGTCATCGCGTGTAAGCGTTGCGCCGCTGCGCTGATCGACCCATACCTGTCCGGAATCCTGTTCTTTGGGCCAGGGCATTTCGGGCTTCCGCTGGTTGGGGGTAATGCCATGCTCCATGCCGTCGATCTGACGCAGCAGATTCTCTTGTTCTGCCGGTGTGTAGCGTCCCTCTTCATTGCGGGTGACGTAATCTCGCGCTTCAGCTATCTTTTGAAGCTGTGCCTGCTGGGCACGGGAATACTCCCATTCAGCAAGGTCTTTCCGGAGGCCATTGTCGATCTGGCCAAGTTGCTGGTGTCGTTGCGGCAATTCTTCATACTGCTGCCGGCGGAAGTCCATTTCCTCGCTGCGTGCCTGCGTTTGAGCCTGCAATTGTGCATAAAACTGCGCGTTTGCATCCTGGCGCGCTCGTTCCCGCAGTGCATTGATTTCCTGCTGAAGATTGAATTCCCTGTCCTGCTGTCGGCGGCGTTCCTGCCCCTGCGCCTGTCCGGAGGCGTAGGCAACATCGCCAACAACGTCGCCGGATATCCTGTGTTCAACTCTGATTCCCATCTATCACCTGCCGTAATTAAAATAGCTGTAATTCGGAGCACCGGCGACATTGCCCATGTAATTGCCATAATTGTTCATCAGGCTTGTGTATAGATTCAGGTCAGGATAGGTATCTTCACGCCGCTCCATGAAATTCAGTTTGTTACTGGTGATATTGTTCATGTAACCGAGTTTCTCCCGGCGAAGCATCTCATTGAGGCTGTTGAGGGCATTCGTCCTCTGACCTGCATTATTTAGAGTGACTGACGGCAGAATGGTTGAATTGGCCATGCCGGAATTGACAAGCCCCTGCATGGATTGTGAAAACGCCCGGTTATAGCCGGTATTGACATCTTTGCGGGCGGCATCCCCCATGCCTTCAAGCCCGGTCATCGTGTCATTATACAGCGTGTCATAGCCGCCGATAATCTGGTTATATCGCTGTTCATTGGCCTGTTTTGCTTCGTTAAACGCCTTGTCGTATTCGGCCTTCAGTTTTGCGGTGTTAGCTTCGGCCATTCCCATTGGAGTGTTTTGCCACAGAATACCGCCAACCGATTTGGCATACCGGCTGCTGCGCCCGGCAAGACTGTACCATTGACCGTCATTTCCTTGTCGCCAATATGTTCCTGCATAGCTCATGTTTACCTGCCCGCTTTAATCCTGTAGTTATCACTTGTATCAATCCACAGTTCATCTTTCACAGCGCCTGCATCCTGCTGACTAACCCCTCTTTTCATATCCGGCACGAAATATTTTGTGGCAAAAAGACGCTGTAAAATCTGACGCAGTTTGGTCCAGTCGCCCGGTGTTAATGAAATTTTCATCGTAAAACCCCCGCTGGTATGATTTTGCCGGTGATCTTTTCAAAAGCCCAGCTTCGGTCGAGTGCGTTGCTATTGATTTTCAAAATAAGATAGGCCCCTTTGCAGCGTGGCCGAATGGTTGCCGACAACCCCGCCCGGATCGTGCCCTGGGAATTGGCCGCCGTATCCTGATTTAAGGCCGCTGTTATGGCAGTTTGGGCGGTTTTGGCTGTGTAGATTTCGTAATTCAGCAGATTGGATTCTTCCGAGAGGACAAACAGAAGCTCAGACAAAAGCCCCTGCATGTTTTCCGCTGTCATCCGTCCGGGGCCGATCAGCATCCAGCTTTCGATTGGCTCATCGGTTCCTGCGGCTTGATCCTTATACAAACGGGTATCAAAAATACGGATGTACCCATCACGACACCCCAGGAGCAGTTCCCTGTACGCCGGGTCATCTGCCGAATAGTAATTAGACGTATAAACGCTGCAATCTGTCGGATATTTTTCGGGAAAGAAGCCGGTTGTTCGTAAATCGAACCAATAGTTCTGATTGTCGCCTGTATCGACATCGGTTTTACAGATCAGAATCCCGTGCTTTTTGCGATCATACGAGACCGTGACTCGATGAACATCCGGTGTTAATGCAAACTCGTTATTAAAATCAGGCAGTGAGTTTTGTGTCAGCTTTTCGACCGCCCCGAAGCCTGCCGGAATACGGTAGATCCCGTTACAGTCCAGGAAATACAGGTTGTCTTCACTGTCCCAAGCAAAACTGGTTTTATCGAAGAGTCCCGCTGTAAAGCTGATCTGGTCAATCGAACCGCCCGAAGCCGGATCACCCCGCAAAAGCCACATGGTTTGAGAGCAGCCGATAATCATGTAATCATCACGGTACGGAATGACGGCGGTTACAATGTCACCGATATTTCCTGCATACCCGCTGGACTGTGCAATCGCTCCGATCACGTCATCGCTGCCGTAGGAGAAGTTAAACGGATTAGCGATCTCAGCCATATAAATGATATGCGGAGAGTTTCTATCCCCGGACTGAACAATTCGACCCCGGTACAGGGCTAAAATCGTAGGTTCATCCGGCATTTTACCGTTAACCTGTTCGGTGGCCGTGTCCGCATCATCCGGATACACCTGCCAGTTGTAAAAAAGAGGCACGGCAGATACATTGCGAACCGCCGTGACGGAATAATCATATCCAACGCCATCCTCTGTAATACTGGCGTTTTGACCGGTTTGGAATGTTCCGTTTGTCACAAAGCCGTAGATGTACTTGTTGGTTTTGTCAATAAAATCAATCACCATCGCCGCGCCATTGGCCTGCGTTAAAATACTGCCTCTTGCGGGGATGTGCGCCATCGCCGAGACTGTCAGGCGTGTATTGGAAAAATCCACCACCTTTTTAGCAGACCCGTTGACAATGAAGACTTTCTGGTAGGCGGTTACAATCGAAACCGGCTTTGTCAGGTCAAGACCATCGCCGGAAGCAATTTCAAGATTGCCCATGCTGGTCAATTCGTGACTGGCGTTTTCGTACCAGAACGCACTATCCGCCAAGGCCACGAGTTTCTTGCGATACACCTTTTCGACGGGCGTACCAAGCTGGACTTCAACGGTTTTGAAGTGCCAGGTATCGCCTTTAGTTGTGCCCTGAGCATTTTTCGCATCAATGCGCCAGTAATAATCGACATTGTTACCGAGCGAACCGGGACTGAAACTCTGAATAGCCGCCGAATTGCCTGTATGGGACTGGTTGGTCTTAAACTGACTGCTTGCCGGATCAGCGTCCGTGACTTCCTGCGGATTTGTGCCGAAATAAATGTCATAACTCGTAGCAAGATCGCCGTCTGCGCCGTTTTTCCACTGCAATTGCTGACTGCGTGGAATATCGACCGCATCATTCAGGGGTGCAACAAAAACAGCCTTACCCGGCGGCAAAGGTTCATTTTTGACCGTAAACGCCCATGTCTGACTGCTGTCTCTGGTTAAACCGGTGCTGGTCCGGTATGCCTGTACTTTCCAGTAGTACTTTGTAGCCCATTCAAATTGCTCGGCAATGGAGGGCTGCCAGGAAGTCCCGGTAACAGTGGCCTTTAATTGGAGAGAGGCCACGCTTGTTCCGACATAGACCCTGTACCCGTCGGCATATTGAGAGGTTTGCCAGGTCAGGGCCGGTCTTCTGTTCTGCCCTGTAGCATTATTAGAAGGAGTCAGCAGATTAAAGGCAAGCGGGCCTAAAATGGTCGTAAAGTTTGCCGATGCAGACTGATAATGGATTGACCTTGTGGATGTTCCGCCATTTAAAATCCTGTACTGGTGGTAATTCGTGACAGTTAATTCTGTCTGATACGTCGTCGAAGGAGAAAGCCCGCTATACGGTACAGATATTTGAAACGACCCTTCAACAACATCACTGTAATTTCCAACAGTGACACCGTTTATCTTGACCGAAAGCGAGTAGCTGCTTACATCCCAGATCGTCGTTGACGAATTGGCAAAGTCGCAGTAGCTTGTCGATTTCGATATGGAATAATTGATTTGCAGGTTGCCGCTCAGCGGGGCATTACTGACCGGTGAAACCGAGACCGAATGCGGGTACTTGTCATAGAAATAAATCGTCCCCATTCTATGACACCTCCACAATCGTCACATGGCCGATAGCGACAACCGGCTTGCCATTACCGATGCAGACTGAATACTGTTTCTTCAGTCCCGGACGCTGGCCGCCCCGGACACGGGTCTTCATGACATCGAAAGGCCGGACATTCTGCATGGCCGGGCTTGTCAGATTGGGCTGATTGCTTTCGGCATAGTTCTTATTAATTCCCTTGAGGGGAAATGGGATCGTAATGACCATTATTGTCAGTACCTGTCAAGAAAGGGTAATTAGACCGACTCGCCGGGCTTGGTCGCCACGGACTTGAGCTTCTCACGCGCTTCAACAAAACAGTCGGATTTATGATAATGTTTGGCTACGCCATTCTCATAGACGGCGCAGATTTCGTTCGGGTCGGTAATTTCCTGTTCACATTTGTCACAGAAGATTTTCATCATATTAAAACCCTTTCCAGTGCATCGCTTGATAGTGTGGATGAAAAACCGTCTCCCATGTGGGGTTCATTGCTTTGAGAGACTCGGTGGCCCAGCGGCATTCACATTTCCCCTCGCCGATCTTCCATTTGATTTGCTTGGCAATTTCCGTTTTCATTAAAATCGCCCCAAACTGAACGTGGTCAGCAAGCGGTTCATAGCGAACAGCTACGCCTGCCCGATTGGTGTCCTCCTCCATATACTCCTTTAAGCCCAGCAAACAATGACCGGGCAGCAGCACGTCACTGTCCAGAAAAAACATATACTCCGTCTTGACAGCCTGGGCCAGTTTATGACGTATGTACGGGATACTTTTTGCGCGTCCGCCCATAAGCTGAGGGGCTGTTTGGAGGAAGATGTCAGCGGTTCCGAACCACTTGTTATCAATAATCGCCTGAAGCATCTCGACAGTGCCGTCTTTGCTGCCGTTGTCGATCACTAAAATCGTAGGCTTGACATCCTGATGAAACAGCCGCTGTAAAACAGGCATGATCGTACAGGCACTATTAAATGTGGGGATTGCAAAGGTAACGTCCATTAAATCAGTCCTTTCGGATAAAGATTAGTTCATAGTAAGGGGGAATGTTTGATGAGTTGCCGGAGCAAACGTAGATGGAGTGGATATGACTATAACCGGCTACCGGAAAAGAACATCCGCCATTTACCATGACCAGACTGCAAGACCCACTGGTACAACCAGTACAACCGCAGTATGAATGGCAATGACATTCCACGCCGCCTTCGGCCCCCATTTCACCGCTGGCACCTCGGACAAACTTTTTCCGTAAATCCGGTGTACCGTTGGTACCATCACAAATACTCCATCCGTTGGGTACATCATTGACCAGCCCGGACCACATTACAATAGCACCGGCAGGCACGCCTGCTGAACCGCTTGTCATAAAGTCCTGTGCCATTATGCCAATAGTCCTTTTAACAAACGGATTTCAAGAACGGTTCCCGCTGAACCGGTTAAATAGAGCTTTTGGCCGGACAAGCTGCGCCCATCGAGGGATTCTTTCTGCTCTGCCATGATTGTCCAGGGATCGCCCGCTTGCGTATGGCGCAATTGGACATTACCGCCGACTGCATGAAAGGCAATCGACGCTGTATCTTCCGGTATGACATATTCCTGCTGCCCTGCAAGGTTTAGACTGACGATTTGCAGCATTACCATTCCTCTTAGTTAATGATCTGACCGTTGACCGTTACCCCGTCGAAACGGTGATTGTTTGATTGTCCCATCCCGTCAGAACGGTCGGCGTTATACCCCAAAAAATCCGCCCCGCTTGTCTTGCGGTCAATCTGAATGCTGGCGGCAAGTCTTTCCATGAACTTTTCCCAATGAATGCCTTTGATGTCATTTAGCCGTTGCTCCGCTATCGCAAGGCAGCTTTCGAGGATTGTCTCTGAATGTGCCTGTCCGCCATACGGGTAAGGGTTTTCATTGCTGAGCGTCTGGGGCAAAACGAAATACCTGTAAGTAAGTCCTATCTGGCAATCCGGCACAGGCCAAAAGATGATCTCAAACTTCTGCGCCGCCGTTCCATCGGTCGCTTTGGGCCGGATGGCCGCCTGTTTGGGCTTTCCGCTTTGGGCTCTGATCTGCCGAAGTGTCCTGATCGCCGATTCACTTGTAACGACGACCGGCTGAGCCTGTTCATAGGCCGGATAAGTTAAATCCCCATGCAGCCCGCCAAAATCTTCCGGCAGATCATAGTCTGCGACACCTGCCGTCAACATTAACTGTGTAACCGGGCGCAAGAAAGACCATTGATGCGAACCGGGTTGGCCTTGCATCGGCGGCGGAACATAAAACTGACGAAGGCCGGACTTGATGCAGTCCTCAATATCGGCCCATTCCTGGGTGCCGTCATCCGGGCCATAGACCATCCGTCCATAGCCCAGATAATGGCCAATCGCTTTCTGCAATTCATTGTAGGTAATGGACAGGCTCACGCTTTACGCTCCGCTGCTGGATACCTTGAGAACACCGTTGTCGAGGTACAAAGTACGTCCGTCCTCTTGATCTGTATCCGGGATGTTCTGCAATGCCGCCAGAAGTTCGCCGAACGTAAACAGCAGGCGTTCGTCAAACTCGTTTTCATAATTGATCTGGTTCAT